GCTGCACTTTCCTCTGCCAACCTCAAGGTTGTTCAGGCTCAAGGTGACAGCATGGAATCAGTTAATTCTGGTGACGATGCGGTAAAGCCGCCGTCTGCAAAGACAAAGAACGCCCCCGTTGCTCCCACAACCAACCCTGGCTCAAACGTCAGCGGAAGGACGACTCGCTCCCCCAAGGACAAGTCAAGCAAAAAATCTACCGGCGTTAAAAAGCCTGGTCAGGTACCAACTCCAATGGGGTCCGCAAAGGCACCATCTGGAACAGAATCTGTATCGGAGTCAGATGACAACGAATCAACAGCCGATTGAAATTAACGGCGAAGAATTTGAGAGCGAAGGACAGCCGGTTTACCCTTTCCTTGGCCTAACGGCGGAAAAAGCCGCAGCATTGGTTCCAAAAGAAGTAGGTTAACATGGCGGGCAACTGGCTTGGACAGGCGGGTGCCTATGCAATGCACTCCAAGCACCCGGCAGGTTCGCAAACCGCTGCTCAGTTAGCGGCGGAAAGAGCGAACCTTGCTAAGGCTCGAATGGCGAAAGGTAACTTCAGACACACATCGTCTGCTACTTACCACGCATTGACTAAATCCACAATTAAATCTCGTGGAGACGCCGCTAGAAACCGCTTGTACAGAATGACGTACATTGCGAGTATCAAACCTCACGTTAGAGGTAGTCGCTGGCTTGCTTACCACAAGAAGGTAACGCTTAAGAAGCCAAGCATTAGCGGTAAATTTAAGAAGTTTAGGGGCGAAATTTCCCCCGGTCGTTTCAACCAAAGAACTGCGTGGGGAACAGCCACCAGACCAAGATACCAAAAGCGCTTGCGAATTCGTGCAAAACGCTTTACACACGTTAAACACTGGAAACATCACGGTCGTTATTACACTCCGAGATAGTTATTTTTTCAAAACATTGACACGTGTGTTTTAATTGTTATTAAAGACAGCGGTAGTTCAAATTACGTTGTTTAGAGGAAACTTTAAACTTTTAAAATTAAATATGGCAGACAGTTTTTCCCCACCACAACAGGTAAGAAGCAACGCAAAACGCTCTCTTGAACTGCGCAAGAAATTTAATCGCGGCATGACTGCGGTGGGTGTCGCCCGTGCTAGAGACCTTTCCAACGGAAAGAACATCTCTGTTGACACTATCAAAAGAATGCACTCATACTTTGCCCGTCACGAAGTTGACAAAAAGGGTAAGGACTGGGCAAATGCGTCGAACCCTTCCGCTGGCTACATTGCTTGGCTTGGCTGGGGTGGAGACGCCGGTCGTTCTTGGGTCAATGGCATTATGAAGAAACTGGATGCTCAAGAGTCTCAGGAGAATCAAATGGCCTCAACCAAGGCAGCCACTATTCGTGGTGTATTTCTAAAGCCAGGTCTTTCCAAGAACCGCCGTCTTTACACACGCGGAAACATTGCTAAGGCTGTCGAGCGAATGAAGAACGCAATTGCTTCTGGTGAAGGAATGCCTCTTAACATGGCTACTAGCCACGCTGCGGCCTTCCAAGACGACGCAACTTCTACTGTTGGTCGCATTACGGACGTAAAACTTCTTCCTGATGGCTCTGCTCAATTTGAAGCAGAGATTGCAAACACCGCCGCTGGCCGTGACGTTGCAAACCTTGCCGCAGGAAAGTTTATTAAGGGTGTTTCTATCCGTGGAGAATGGCGTGGCAACCCACGTTCTATTACTCACGATGACGGCATGGAAGCCACCACTGCAGACGACCTTGCCATTCACGGCATTGACTTCACCAACAGCCCAGGCGTTGAAGGTGCAGAGATTCAGTATGCCGCACTTGCTGAGTCATACACCAAGGGGAATGCTTTGGCAATCTTTGAATCTGTCGAGCCAGTCGAAGTTGTTTCTCGCGACGAAGAGTTGGTTGCTATCGAAGCCGCTGACGCAATTCGTGACGCTGTAGAAAACGCAGTTGAAGATGCAGTAAATGCAATCTTTGAAAAGGACTCTTCAAAACCTTACGGTGACGTTACTTACGCCGACCCCGGCTACCAGAAGGACAAGAAGAAGCGTTACCCAATTAACACCGCTTCTCACGTTCGTGCCGCTTGGTCATACATAAACCAGGGCGACAACGCAAATCTTTACACGGCTGCCCAACTTGCACGCATTAAGTCGCGCATCAAGTCAGCCGCTAAGAAGTTTGGTATCAACATTGTTAGCGAGCACGAATCACTCGTTGCAGACTTCCAGGAAATCCTTGAGGCTTACGCTTCTATTTCCCTGAACAACGATGCTGACTCAATCAACATTACCGGTTACACGCAAGACCCTCACCTGTTGAAGGTTGTTGCTAACCGCATCGCATTCGGTGCCATCGCCGCAATGCACGCTATCGACCCAGATGACGACGGCGACATTTACCTTTCTAAGCCTGACTGGTCACAGGTAGATGCAACTGGCGATGCCGGTGGCATGGGGCCAGAGGATGAGCACATGCAACCAGACGACAACAACATGGAATGCGAACACTGCGGAAACCCAGACTGCCCAGAGAGTTCTTCTTTCTGCCCAGCATGTGGCGGTGTTCTTTCCAAGATTTCTAACACCTCAGGACCGATTGAGTGCTCCGAATGCGGAACACCAATGGGCGAGGATGCCAATTTCTGTCACAACTGCGGAACGATTGTTCCAAGCAGCCCGGCAGATGCTGGAACCTGTGGCAACTGTGGAACTTCTGCTCCACAGGACGCCATGTATTGCCCCACTTGTGGGGACCCCGTACCACAGGCAGAGTCAAGCGACAATGCCCCAACTGAAGAAAAGGAGACAGAAGTGTCCGACGAAAACACGACTGCTGAAACTCCGGCTGAAGAGGCAACGCTTGAAACCGCTGCTCGTACGCTGAGTGACGCAGACCTTCAGGCCCTCGCCGCAATGATTGTTGCTGCGAAGACGCCAGTCGAATCAACACCTGACGTAGCCGACGCTGAAGTTGCAGCCGAAGAGGAAGTAGCGGCTGAAGAGCCTGCTGCTGCCGAAGAAGTTGCCGCTGAGGAAGTTGCTGCCGAAGAATCACACGAATCTAAGGAGATTATCGTGAGTGAAAACACATTTACTATGGAGCAAGTTCAAGCCATGGTTGCAGAGGCTGCTGCTACAGCCGCCGCTGCTGCTGTTGCTGAAGCCAAGAAGAGTGCTGTAGAGAACTACCGTAGCGGAAACTCAACTTTCCGTAAGGGCCTCACCAGCACTTCTGTAGGAAACGACGCCTCTGACTTGTCAGAGTCGGAGGAACTGGACCCACGCATGCTTGCTGAGATGAACTCTCAGGCATTCCGTAAGGTTCAGAATGAAGTATGGGGTTCAACTCCATTCTTCGCACACAAGTTTGCTCAAGCCGACCGTGGCTTCTAAGCAATTAACAAACAAACCCCTATCCAAAAATATATAAGGAGAATTAGCCATGGCTAACGATTTGGAAGAGGCCTTAACTGCTGCTGGGGCTGCTGCCCTAGTTCAGAAGCAGATTGACCCAGTATTGCTTGAGTACCAGCGCCGCTACGCGCCACTGGTTCGCTCGCTTCCTACGGTCAAGTGGGGCTCAACAGTTTACTACTTCAACAAGCGTACAACGCTTCCTCAGGGCGGATTCGTCACTGACGGCGGTGCACGTCCAGTATCAACATCTAACTACGCACAAGAGAACTTCCAAATTCGCTTGCTGCAAAGCGTCGGTGCTGTAACTGGTTACTCACAGGCTGTAACCGCAGACCTCATTGGCGACCTTCGTGCTCGCGAAATTGAAGGCGCTGCTCGCGGTCTTTACTGGGACATTGAGAACTCGCTGCTCTGGGGTGCTGGTGCACCTACGGCTGCTGGTCCTTACCCTCAGTTCGACGGTCTTGACGTAATTTGCGCGTCATTCACCTCAGCAAACTCAGGTGGCCCTTCGGCAGGTATCGGTGGCGGTGCTATCGACAACTACGGCGGTGCTTCTACTTGGGGCGGTCCTGCTTTCAACCCATGGGTTGACGGCGTAGACCAGAACGCAATTAACTTCGGTGGCAACAGCCTCACCCTTGGTGGACTTGACCTTCTCATCGACCTCGTTGAATCGAACGTTGCTGAGCCTGTTGAGAACTCTGAGTGGATGTTCCTCATGTCACCTAACGCCAACAGCCGTCTGTCACAGTTGCTCGTCAACCAACAGCGTTTTGTTGACCAGGTTGAAATTGCTGCCGGTCTTATTGTTCCTACCTACCGTGGTGTGCCAGTCGTCAAGACTTCGTTCTTGTCACCTCGCACCAACGCCATGGGCGCAGTTACTGCTTCCGCAACTGGTACCGGTACTTTGAACGCTGCCTACTCATACAAGGTTGCTCCAGTTATTGCTCGTTACGGTGAAATCCAGGCTTCGGCTACTTGCAACGCAACTGCTTCAACTTCAGCAATTACACTGTCATTCTCGACCCCAACCGGTCCAGAAGGCGCACAGCCAACCCACTACAAGGTATACCGTGCTAACGGTGCTTCGCCATCAGGCAACACCTCATACACCTTGCTCGGAATTGTTGACGCCAACTTCCTCGACTCAACCGGAAACGTTTGGGCTACGACGAAGATTGTCGACAACGGTACTACGCTTATTGCTTACAACGGTTCAAACGCACAGGCTTCGCCAACGGCTGCTTACGCCTACAGCAACTCTGGCCTGAACCCACTTACCTCAAACGGTGAGCAGAGCATCTACCTCATGTCACGTGACCCCAACTACATCGTACGTCCTTACGTTCGTGAGATGCAGGCAGTCAACGTGTTCCCAACCACTGCATCGCCTGACAGCCTGCCATTCGCATTCGTTGCGGACACCACGCTTGCTGTTCGTGCGCCTAAGTACATTGGCCGTCTGGCTAACGTTGCTTCTGCTTTGGACAAGACTGCTGGTAGCGGAATCCTCCCAACCAACACGTCTTACACTCCATCGTTTGTAGTTGACTAATAGGTAGTCAAGTTTCAGTGTGGCGGGCGGGTTCCCTCGTTCCTCCCCCGCCCGCCGCGCTGGATTTCTTATTTGAAAGGTTTTAACCATGGTATTACTAGCAAAGACTGAACCAGGTGGCGCAGCCGGACTGGTCTGGGAAAAGGCCGGAGACGAAGGCGCCATTGAGGTAAACCCTCGTTTGGCACATGAATTGCTTTCAATCCCTGGCGAACTTTTCTACGTTGTTACTAAAGAAGTAAAAAAGATTGAAACTGAAGTAGAAGCAGAAGTCAAGAAGGTTGAAAAGGTCGCTAAGAAGACCGTTTCAAAGGAACCTAAAGAAGAGACGACTGTATCTGCTGACGTAGCAGAAGCCCTTGAAGTGGCTTCTCCAACTAAGCGCCGTTCAACGAAGGAATAACCAACATGGCAAATAACGGGTCACAATACAGCGACCCCGTTTCACTTGCCAGTGTTGCCGACCTTCAACGTCGTTACCCTGAGTTAGTAGTTGACCTCGAACCAACCCTGCTTGCAGACATCTTGGTTGAAGCAACTACGCACTTAGAGGACCGAACAGGTCGTCGCCTGGCTCCGTTTACGGGCCACATCTTTCAAGAGCGTTTGTTCGGTATCGACCCCGCTGAATACGGGAATAACGCAGACATGCCTATGGACATTTATGGTTCACTTGGTATGTCACAAGCCATTGCGCTGGGTGCTTCGACACTTGTGCGCCACTTCTGGCTTGACCAATTCGCTCCGGTTTACCCGGAACTCTGGACTTACAACATTCAGTCTATGACACTATTTCGCACCTACGGCGACGAACAACCTATTGACTTTGAACACGGTGGAATCCGTGGTCCAGATGTCACTGACGGTCACGTTTGGATTCGCCTAGGTACATTCGCACCTGAAGGCTCACGTATTCAGGTTGTTTACGACGGTGGATACACAAACGGTATCCCCGCTTCTCTTCGCCGTGCCTGTCTTTTCCAGGCCGCAAAGTTCATCATTCTTGAGTTCGAGCCTCAGACTCGCCGTGAAATGAACCTTGACCAGATTGACCAACAGATTGACAGCATTATCGCTCC